CTCAGGAACTACGGGAAGTCCTGGGGCATGGGCTAAGTTTGAGTCTAGTAATGCGTACAGCGGAATTTTTGCGCCAAACGATGCTGCCTATGCAGGAATATACATAACTACTTCTGGGCTTAGTTCAAGCGACAGCATTGCTTTAGATTATTTTTCTTTCTCTGTTTACCCAAGCTTAGTAGCTGGCATTAAGTATGGTATTGGAGACGCTGTATATGAAGAAGCCCATAACATAAATGTTACAATTCGTGGCTATAGAACTAACTATATTAACAATCCTAACTTTGAAGAAGGACTTTCTAGTTGGAACGTCATTAGTAGTACTGGAACATTTGCGCAAGACTTTTCGCAAACCCCTCCTTACTCTGGAGGTACAGCGGTGGCTAAGTTTAATAGCGTAGGGTCAGTACTTTACTCGGATTGGATAAAAAACTTAACTCCATCCACTTACTACACATTTAGTATTTATGTAAAGAGTGCTTCTGCTGCAAGTGTCAAAGCAGCTATAGAATTTAATGCACCTGTAAAAAACTCTGAGCAAAATAATGGATCTGCTGATGCTGCAGGTCCTTACTTTAAGCCAATTCCTTACAAGATGACTTCAAGTACATTTACTGTTGACTCTACAAAATGGACACAAATTAGTGTTACAGCTTTGTCTCCGGAATACTCTGTAAAAAATGGATTACCGTCTGCAGTGGTCTCCGTAGAATTTACATCAACTCCATCAGGAGACTGGTGGGTAGATGCAGCTATGCTGGAAGAAAGCTTAACACCTGGAGTTTACTTCCAAGGAAACGGCGGCAAAGCGCCTGACGATCTAATTAATACCGACTATATTTATGCAAGCGATTGTGCTTGGGAAACTAGGTTGCGAACAAACTTTGTGTCTAATCCTGATTTTGAAGGTTCAGGATCAGGCTCTACTTCGACCTGGTCTTTAGCAACTGGTACAGGTACGCTAGCAATTGGATCTAAGAGTGCCACTCCTACTCCTGACCCTGTTAAGTTTGGAACTAAGTCAGGTAAGGTTAGCTATACTACTGCGACTACTGCAGTATCTTGCCCTGTAACTTTGCCAGTAAAAATGACGGGTGGGTCTGCAAACGTATTTCCAAATATTGGAGATGTTGTTTCAGGATCGGTGTATGTATACTCTACTGTTTCTGGGCAATTCCAATTGAACTTAAAATCTAGTGATAGTTCATCTGGTTCTTATTCTGTAATAGGAACTAATCCGACAAGCTACGTGTACACATCTACAAGCAACTGGGTGAGATTAGACACAAGTATTATTTTGAACACAGCAATATACTCTAGCCCTACTATAACTTTTGAAGTTAAGTTCACTGCCGATAGCGGTACTACAGGTACTTGGTATTTAGACTCAGCTCAGCTAGAGGTTGGTGACATAGTTAGTGCGTATGTTGATACCTCTGCTGGCAGTGTTTATTCAGCCATTAGTAGCGGTGGAGCTACTGGTTACGCAACTACTTCAACAATGTCTGGAATTGGTCGAAGCTATTACTGGCCAAATAAATCAATTAAATTTGCCCGATTAACAAAAACAATAGCTGACTATCTTCCTCTCGGTAGTACGTATACTTTGAGATATGGTCAACCAAATACTGCAGTAGATGAGTCTTCTGGATCATTAGTTAGGTCTTCATTATTTGCTGCGGGAATTTATGGGTGGAAAGCAGTAGCTGGGGCAAGTACGTCTGCAATTAGTACTACTAATGCCCCAAAAATACAAAGGTACATTGGAGCAGGTAGTTTATCTAAGATTGCAAGTAATTATTACAATGGTGCTTTTACTCCAAACCTTATTTCTTTAGAAAATATAAATAACCAGGCGTACATTGGAATTCAACAAACTGATGTAAGAGTATCTCCGGGGACTATTTATGACTTATCTACTGCTTTAGGGTTTACAACCCTATCGTCTTTGTTTAAACCTTTTTACGTAGTTACTTGGTACGACAGCTCAGGCGCAACGTTAAGCACCTCCACAGTTACAGACACTACCTCTTTAACTGCTACGAATGTTACTACTACTTCTGGATCAAAAGTTGTTAGTTTTACAGGTGCAGATTATCTAAACAATCCGCCTTTGGTAGGAGACTTAGTAATAGGCTACCCTCAAGCTGGAACTGGGTACGTAACCGTTACAAATGTTTCTATAAATACATCTACTAGTACATTAACAGTAACTACTGACACAAATAGCAATGTTACTGGAACTAGCTCTACTCTTATTTTCCAGTCGTTGAATTATGCTTCAGACACGTCTTCTATAAATTCTTCGTACCCATACCCTAGAACTTTGGGTTCTTGGGGAAACTTTGTAGCGCAGGTTGTTTCTCCAAATACTGCTAGTTACGCTAGCGTATCTGTAGTAGTAAAGCCTCACTATCCTTCTGCTACTAACAAGGTATATTTGAGCCGGGTTATCGTATCTCCAAACTATAGCAGCAGTACGGTATAGTACTAATATGACTGAATTATTAATTGTTTCTTTATCTACCGCATTTATTGTTACAGCAGTTGAAGAATTAATTTATTCCATTGGTAAGTTTAAAGGCTTACTGGCCTTGGCTTGCTCATTCTTAGGCGCTTACTTTACCGTCTCAGGTACTTGGGGATTGATTACTTTTACTGCTATAGCTTCCTCATTTGCCGGTATGTTTTTATCAATGTCCGCAATGAATTTGATCGAGACCAGAGACTCTCGTACCGTGCGTAATTTGCCAAGGCGGATTCCTCCACTATAGTGTTTCTTTCGGAGGTCAAATGATTCAGATAGAACCACTACTAGATCCTACCCTGTCCCTAAGGGCACGTGGGATCTGGGCATTATTCATTGCCGCTAACCGTGTACTTAGTGTTGCCGAAATATATGATCAAGCCCCTGAGGGTAGGGACGCCATTCGTAACTCTTTGCGTGAATTAGTTGACGCTGGGTACCTAACCGAAGAGCGTACCCGTACTCGTGGAGGACATTTTGCACACCAGTACCTGGTTACCAGGCCCTGGAAATCCGTACACGGTAAATCAGGGCATCTGCACATCTGTACAGAGGAACATCTATTAGCTATAAATACTAGTACTAGTGATAACAGCTCTAATGGTCTAGTAGAACTTACTAACGTAAGTTCAACTACCCCTTCGGGCAAGCCCGACGAGAAAGAGGAATTTGTAGAAATGAGTTGGCCAGGATTTGAGGACGAGGTCAAGCCAAAGAAGAGTCGCATAGACGATTCAGACACGGGGTCTATCGGCAAGATCACAGACCCCATAGACAAAGCGGAAATGCGCAAGCAGAAGTACAAGAAAGTACAGTTCGCTGCAGTACCGGAATCTATGCTTAGGACAGAGCGCCCAGAGGAAGAATGGACTACGGCTGACTTAGTCGCTGAGTTCTACGACCTGACGCACAAGCACGCAGATGGTGCACCCAGCCAAGTCAATGGCGCTCAGCTAAGTACTTGGATTAACCAGCAGGTAGGTAAGGGAGTGCCCCGTGCCGGGATTCTACGGGCCATGAGGGCGTTTTTTAACGACCCTAGGCTAATCCGTGAGCCTGGAGTCGGTAAGCCGTTCTGGAGGCGTTTTGTGGCTTTCTACCCGACTGTGCACGGGCTGTATGCAAAAGAGAAAAACATAGACTATGCTGATGACGATTTTATAGCTCATCAGGACAAGATGCTAAAACTATTGGAGGGGTAATGTACGACTTATCAGACCTAGCGCCGACACGGCGTAACCAGATTCTGAACGCAAAAATTCCAGATAGATTCGTAGGCTTAGAGTTTTCTGACCTAGGAACTTACAAAGATGATTCACAAAAGCTTGTACAAAATTGGATTGATTTTGTAAACAATGGGGAAGTCATAAAAGCACGGGGCAAGAAAACTTGTGGCCTTGGTTTACTTTTAGTCGGCAAGCCAGGACACGGTAAGACAACTCTTGCTAGTGTGGTACTACAAGATGTTCTACGTAATATCGACAATGAACGGTTCAGCCAAACACCATACCGTCCAGCTAGCCCAGGATTGTTTATCGACTATCCAAAGCTACTTAGGGTCCAACAGAGGTCCTGGAAAGATGAATCTGGGGCTGACGCCAAGTTGATTGATCGGATATATGGGGATGCCCCCGATTCGGAAAACATTAGTATCCTAGTATTAGATGACCTAGGTAAAGAGCACCGCACAGCGACAAACTGGGCGGAGGATACTTTTGACGCACTACTGCGTTCAAGGTACAATGCTGGTTTACCAACGATTGTCACAACAAATGTTCCACTAAAGAGTTGGGGAGAAACCTATGGGGAAGCGATGGAAAGCTTTGCTCACGAGGCGTTCTTACCAATTAATATCGTCTCAACTGAGGGAGATCGAAGGAAACATGAAGGATAGCATTATGGCTAAGTCGGACTGGCGTACAATTCAGTTCTTCTTATCGGTACGCGGCGTTTTCGAAGTACAAATTGATCTCGAAAGTGAAGGTGCTCGCTGCAATTGCCCTGAGTTTAAATCCAGGGAAGGTTGCAAGCACAGTCGCTATGTTGTTAAAAAAATTAGGGGCAACAATGGGGTTTACCCAATGAAAGTATCGTCTCGTGCTTCACAAGAAGAAATCAAGCGTGCTAATCAATCTACAGCAGATGAGTTTAGAGAGTTTGTAGTTAACTACTCAAAAATAGAAGTCTTGTAAAGATGCGTGGAGGGGATTTAAGTAATGAGGTTCCTAAGCGGGTTGCGGTCAGTATAGACTGCATCCTGGTTAGGACTCCTACAATTAAAAAAATATTAGGGGTAATTCCATACGCTGACGAGGATGTACAGTACAACCGTCAGATGATCTCGCTTATCTGGAACTTTGCTTTCAAGCAAGAGATAAGTTTGGAGCTCGTGGGCTTTGGCTATAGTGTCAAGGACATGAACGCTTTCATGGAGGACTTAGACCGTATAGGAACAAATCCTTTCAAGTATGCAAAGGCATACAATGTGGTAGCCGACTTAGTTGCCGAGTTGCCATACCGTCATGAGTTGTTGTATGTAATAGATATCCCGTCGCGTGGGTTACGATATGGTGGCAGGTATCTAGATATGAGGAGTATTTAATGTCAATTGATTTAGAAGCAAGGCTGATAAGCAAAGTTATTCGTTCCAAAGATGTAATGCCTGTACTTGAGTACGGCTTACAACCTGACTGGTTTTACGATGATGACAGCCGTATTGTTTGGAAGTTCATTTTAGACCATGTAGGCAAGTATCAAGAAGTGCCTAGCCCACAAATTGTCAAAGAAAACTTTCCTACCTACAAGCTCTTTGAAGTAGACGATAACGTCGAATACATGCTAGACAATCTGGTTGATCGCCGTAAGCGTCAGAAGATTATTGAAGTAGTTCAGGATGCTGCAGAAGAGATCAGCCAAGGTAACCACGTAAAAGCAATTGATGTAGTAAGCCGTGGCATTGCTGCGTTGACTGATGAGGGTGTAAGCAAGACCTCTGATATCAACCTGAGCAAAGACGCAACCATTCGGTACGAAGAGTACCTTGAACTCAAGAACCGTCCTAATGGTTTGCTAGGTATCCCTACAGGATTCAACACGATTGATCTAGCGACTGCAGGCCTACAGCCTGGACAGTTAATTACAATTATTGCTCCTCCAAAAACAGGCAAGTCAATCTTGTCTTTGCAGGTAGCTGTGAATCTTCATGAGGATGGGTACGTCCCGATGTACCAATCGTTTGAGATGTTCAACTCTGAGCAGAAAAATCGTCATGATGCAATGCGTGCAGGCATCTCTC